CGAGGGTTTTCGGAATTATGGGTAAATTACCAACTGGAATAATAGGCAATTGAGTTGTCGGAACTTTTCCCGTTGCATCCAATGATGCCGCGCCGTTCGGAACTCCGAGTGGGATATACGTCATAAAAAATATTAATAAATAAACCACTTGCTGACTCCGTCGGAATACAAACTTAACGATCCAAAGTTGGCATTGATCATCGCGCTCACTCCGCCATCAATGGTGTCCGCTCCGGAACGATTGACTGAAATATTATTAACCAACGCTCCCCCGCTTTCGTCTTTAATCGTATAGACTCTTCCTGAACCGGCTGATGCCGCCAGCGGCAAAACAATATGGGCGGTAACCGCGGTTGAAGTCACGCCGATAATCTGAATCGGACTCGCGAACGAAATAGTAGTCGTTCCTCCGCCGACCGCTAAGCGCGAAATATTGAGACTGCTGTTCAGGGTTGCGGTGCTCGTAACAACCAGATTCCCGAATGTTCCCGTGGTGGCGGTAATTCCGGCAAAGATCGGCGAAGAAATCCTGCCGATATCTTGAGGCAGTGAAACTACCACGGGACCGGTAGCGGTGGTAACCATAACCTGATTCGGTGTTCCGGCAATCGAAGTCACGCCGATATTGGTAATAACTCCCGTAGAAGTATTAAAAGAAATCCCGGTTCCTCCTGAAATCGATCCGAGAATCGTTGACGTAGCCAAGCCGTTGAGCGTATTGCCGCTCCATGAAAGATTAGTTCCGGCGGTAATCCGCGAAGACGGAGTCTGAAAGAATGAATCCCAATTGGAAGTTGAAGCCGTCAGCGGAATGTTATATCCGGCAGTCAGGCTCAGAATTCCCGTACTCGAGGTATACGTTAATCCGGTGGCGGTCGTAGAGAATAATCCGCGAACGGTGGTCGTACTGAGAGCGGGAATTGTCTGCCAAGTTCCATTACCACTGGCATCTGAGGTCAGAACATACCCATTCGTTGGCGAAGTATTGAGACGAAAATTAGACGTATTAACTGTTCCAGTAACATTCAAGGAAAATAAAGAATCATTCCAAAAAAACTTGGAATTATTCTGACTGATTTGACCGCCGGGTCCGGCGAATAAAACCGATCCGGAGGTAAAACTCGGAATAGATAAGGAAGTAATCGTTGTGGTAGCGAGTGTTGAAGTTCCCGTCACCGTTAAATTAACAAAGGTTCCTTGATTAGCCGAAACAGAGTTAGCTGTAATTGACGTAAAAGTAGAAGGTCCATTAAAGACATTAGGACCGTTAAAGGTGGTACTACTGTTGAACGTCACCGGCGCATTAAAAATCGTGCTCGTTACTACGACAACGGCCGGAGGCGGAAAAATAACCGGTCCGGAATAAGCCTCCGCGAAGAAAGGCAGGGCAAGTATCCCGCCAAGAATCGTTCCGGCAATCCACCACAAAATATTTTTTTTCATACATTATTGGTTATTGGTAAATGAAGTTCTCATAAAGAGGTTTCCGCCCCCCATTTTTTCTTTGGCCGAAAGTCGAATCCAGTCGGCCTGCAAAGGGCCGGCTTGCAAATTAAGCGCATACAAATGTCCTATTAACCCGTTTTTAGTTCCGGGAATCAAAAAGGGATTACCGTCATTAGTATCAAGGTCAGTTGCATAGACATCAGTCTCCGTGGCAATTTCGAGTTTATTAACATACTTAACATAACTTCTTCCGTTATCATTAGAGACTTCAAGGAGAAGATATAAATAATCTCCCGCCTGAGACGGAGTATAAAAAATATCAAAAGCGATATTGTCTAGATATTTACAAAAATGGACTACACGGTTATCGGTATAATTTGTAGTGAGAACAATCGGAGTTCGAGAAGCACCCCCGCCGCCACCATCAACACCTTCAACACCACCAACAATATTCACCAAAACAAAGTTAGTTGTTTCGCTCCCGAAACTGATATACGAAGTTTTTTCTTTCCACATAAAATTAAATTAGTAATGAAATATAACCTGCCGCTTGAAGTAAGCGACAGAAATAGTCCGTTAGACTCCTAAAATGAATGACCAAGGACGTTCCTTTTCAAGAATTGCCGTTATGTAGATGGCTCCCAATCCCACTCCCGGAGCAACAGTACCGTTGAATTGTAGTTTCTTGCCGTTACGCAAGATGGTGCGTTGTTTAACGACGCTTGCCGAAAACAAATCAACTGTTTTGTTGGGGCCGAGATTGGCTACGGTTTCAACCAACACTTGCGGCTGTCCGACTGTATCAGTCGAGATAATCTGGAAATTAGTCGGACCGAGTAATCCGGTGTTGTCAGTTTCGGCAATGATATTGTTGATATAAAAATCGCCGAAAGCCAGCGAAGTCAAATCCTGAAAAGCAACGGTAATCGTACCTGACACAATGGTCTTACGAACAATTACCTGGCTGCCCATATTCGCCGAAGAAGCATCCTGAGCAATGATGGCGTCAGGTGCCGCAGCTGCCAGACCAGTAGTCGTAACCAGTTCAACCGGACAAACGATAATGTCGTGACGATTGGTTACCGTTTGCAGAGCCGCTTCGAGGAATGTTCCGTAGACGCGGTTGATTCCATCCTCCGGAGGAAATTCATATGTAATATCAGTATAATCAGGATCAGTTTTAGCTTTAACAATGAATATTTTTCCCGTGGCAAAGGGTAGTGAACGAGCGATAGCACCATAACGCTCAAATTGGAACCCGTTATTCTGTTGAGATGACATAAGTCAATAAGTTATGGATTAATTAAGAGGCGTGGACATGATCAGACCGCGGCCTGATAAGGCAACGATGCCGTAAGAACAGCGTGAACCATAGGTCCAGTTGTCGTTGTGAGCATCTTCAGCGTTATTGCCGATTTCCGGAGTGATAAGGTGTGGGGTTTCCCAGACTCCCAAATATGCCTGCCATCCGGCAACACTCTGTCCGGCAGCCATAAGTCCCCACCAGCGACGTTTAGTAGCATCAAATTGTCCAAGAGCATTCGTAGCCATATGACGCAAAATGACATGATCATATTTAGCGCGGTAGACATTGATAACTCCGGAATTAGGAGCCGCAGGAGCAGCAGTTGACTCCAAGAATTCACGAACCGTATTAGTCGTTGAAGGATCATCGGAAGTGATAATAGTGTTGAAGTTGATAATACGACGTTCACCAAAGTTAGAAAGAATGTCAGTATTAGTGATAGCTTCGGCAGCCTCGAGAGAGCCTCTGCTAAAGGCCGGCGCTCCGGGAACGAGATTGTTCCAGGTCGTGGGTGAAAACTTGAGCGTGTGGGTTGTATTAAGAATCGACAGACCGTCACCGCCGGCAATATTCTGAGTAACACCGTCAGCATCCACATATGAAGCGGCGTTGCCAAAGGTGAAACGATGCGTTAGATCAAGTTCCATGCGCTGCGGACAGAAATGACCAAGCGAAGTCAACATGCCGATAACTTCCGGCTCCTTGTTGAAGCGACGCATTTCCCAGGTGATCTGGATCTCTTTGCCGATGCGTTTGGAAACCATTGTGACGTTATAGCCAACGCCAACTTTTGCGAGGGTGGCGTTCATGCCTTCCGGTTTGAGCGATCCGTAGGTCTCGGTGTCAACTTCATCATAACGACGAGTATTACCGGTATGCTCGGCAAGATTGTTATAAATGAAGAGCTTGCGAGCCACTTCAGGAACCATCATCTGAGTTTGAATGAATTTTTTATCAACTAAATCGGTAAATTCCGATAAGGTGACGGTATTGAGTAATGACGTGGGGAATCCCATATAATTTTAAGAAGATTAAAAATTAAGTACCGAACTGCGTGAAGAGTGAAGAGTTCAATTTAACGATAACTTTCGTCGCGGAAATGAACTGTGTAATCGTCACCACCTTGTGCATGGAAGCGGTCACGTCAATACTATCGGCGTTGAAAAGATCAAATTGCAGACCAACCATTGCCGGAGTTGCCACACCATTACCTACATCAGCAATAAATTCAGCATGCTGATCAGGAATAATAACGAATAGTGGAGTATTCTGAGCGTAATCTGGATCAGCAGCAGTAATATTTCTAAAATTAACGCCGATTAATTGATCAGCGGCAACAGTTGCCGGCTGCACGTTTCCGGCGCCGTCGGGAAAAACAATGCCACCAGAATTAAAGACCGTACTAGCCTTTTTCTTCCAAAGACTTTCCACCTGAAGGCTGGGCCCTTTGGATCGATAAGGAATAAACATAAATTTTGAATACAAAAAAATAAATTAAAATGTGCCTAATATTAGCCAACGAAGTATTCGCGTAGTGAAGATACGAATACAAAAAAACACCTTATTGAAGATGTTGTTTTACAGGGTTCGACTCCCGATAGAGTTGTGTCTCTCCTAAATGACCTTAGACAGGGTTGGTCTCCCGAATTTTTTCCTACGCTAACAGGGGTAGGCCCGAAGATTATTCTCCGTCAAACACTCGACAGAAAAAGGTTCAGTAGTCCGATCAAGAAGGATCGGGCTACCATAACCTTACATCTAGATTATTGTTTTGATACCTTATTTATATCACTTATTTGAAGTTCCGTCAAAGTTTTTCCCCATAATTTAGTGTCACAAGTTTCTTTGGTGTGGTTATACGAACGAACCACGAGATACTGCGAATTGATATAGGCTTGCTGTGCGAGCGTAAAGATATAATCAATCTCGCCGACGAAGACATTCTGGTCAAGGAATAACGCCAAGATCTTTTCGGCAATCGAAGCATTGGAATCAATCAAGTCTTGAGAATTCATTGAACCTAACTTAAGGTCACTGTCGGCAATCAGTTTCAAGATTAACTTGGCAACCGGAATACAACGGTCATCGCGTTCCTTGGTTAAGTCAGGTTTTGATTCCTCGGACTGATTAACTTCTTCAGCTGGCGGAGTCTCGACAGGAGCAACTGGTGTAGCTTCAGGAGCGGTAATTCCACTTAATTGCTGATCAAGATGTTCAGCTACCTGCTGATCAGTTGGTTGTTCTTGGTTTGGAGTATCCATAGATATGAGATTACATGTTTAAAAATTTATGATTAATAGTGATTTCACGTCCATCAGGAAGTTCAATGACCGATTCCTTGTCCTCGTAAATAACTTCCATCGGAACTCTAATTCCGGTGTTATAGGGCATGCCGGTTGTCTTATTCTCATCAATGAGATTGGTATATCCTTGACTAAGTTTTTTCATCTTAATTTTAGTTTCTTTTATCTTAACTTCGATTTGAATTCCTTTACGGATAAATTCAAGATAATTTACTTCTTCCTCAACAATTTTATCTCCCTTAAGAATTTGAAGAGTAATATAATCTTTTTCTTCACCGGTATCTGGATCACGAACCGTCCAAACATTGCTCTCATACTTTGGATTCAAGACATACCCGACTACATATCCTTCATTAAATTTTCGAATGCGCGCTTTATATTCCAAAGGAGCTTCCAACGTAATCCCCTCCCCGCGTTCCAGTTTATTAATACGATCTAAAATTTCGTTAAGTTTAGATTTTGAAACGGTAACTTTATCATCATCGGTTTGTTTTTTTATTTCTTCCTCTGTAGAATCAGTTTTTAGTTCTTTAGTCATAGATTATTTATCATCTAAATTAATTTCCAGTCGTCGAGCCAGTTCCTGGCCGCGTTCAGTATTAGCAAAATTTTCTTTCTTTCGAGAAATCTGAGGCGGTCTACCCGACACGTAGACAGCTTTCTGTTCTTTGATTCCGAATCCCATGACTGATTCTACATCCTTCATAATTCGTTTGGCGTTAGTTAAGGTGCGATCTTCTCCGGTCATTAATTTATCAAAATATACTTGGGCGGCATCGCGCTGGTCGCCGAACTGATCGAACGATTCACCGAGATATTCACCGATCATTTGTTCTCGAATCTCTTGCTGGGCGGTCTCGCGTACCCGTTTAATATCCATCGGTTGTTCATCAATCGGATTACCTTCGGCATCAACCTTTACTCCTTTGCGCTCTAACGCGCTCTGTAAACGTTTCTCGCGTTCCCGAACTGCTTTCCAGTTCGGATTGACGGACTGTTCAAGTTCGGCTTTCTCAAGCTGCCACTGGTCTTTGCTTTTACGTAATTCTTCAGCTTCAGTTAACCGAGAGCTAATCTCATCTAAGGGAACTTCTTTGGAAATCGGAATACGTACCTCATTCCCCTCTTCATCATAAAGTACACGCCCTTCCAATAATTGTTCTTCTGGCATAAGTTAAATTTCTTGCCCCACACTCACTCCCGCATACTGCAGGTAACAGGTTGTGAGAAAACCGATGGGCTGATTAAAATGGTTTTATTTTATTTTTTTAATAACTTTTTTAAAAATTTCTTGATCAAGATCAAGAGCTTTCAACTTATTAATCGTAAATATCTTCTTCGGTAAGCGCTTTATCGGGATTATATGAAGCAATTCTTTTCAACCGCTCTTCAAGCAGCTTATATCCGTTCCAGGTCATACGCAGATCACGCAACACTTCCACACTCGGCGCAAGCTCTAACATTTCTTCCAACGAACGGGCGCGTAATCCTTTAAGTTCATTCTGGAATACTTCATTTTCAAGGATTGATTGCGCCTTGTAACAATAATCTCTTCGGCGCTCTTGAGGAATATCAGTGATCTCATACCATCCGGTCGGTTCTTGAATGATTTGCTTGATTACATTTTCCGCCGTACAGATATGGTCTTTAAATTCTTTCAAAGAATTATGTAACACCCAAATTTGTTCGTCTTTCTTTTTCGATTCCGAGGAAATCTTATCAAGATCATTCATGATTCTTTCCTGGACTTCCCCAAATTGATTATTAATTTCTTGAAGTTGTTGATTTTCAAGTGTAAGTTTTTTAATTTGCTTTTGTGATTTTTCCGCTGTAGTTGCAGGTGGACATAAATGTTGTTTATGAATATGAATAATTTCTCTGGCTGTTTTTAATTCATTTTTAAGTCGTTTAACTTCCTGAGGAGCATCAAGCAATCTTTTAATTTTATCAATTATTTTTATCATATTTATTGTCCTTGAAGACTTGCTGCCCCTTGCGAAGCTCCGAGCACCTGCTTCAGCGAAGGACGATTCAATTGTCCGATTCCCTGCGCCATTCCCTGCGCCGCTCCGCTTTGACCTTGGGGTTGTCCTCCACCGCCTTCCATGCCCGCTAATTGTTTCATCATTTCCTGCGCTTGGCTCGATACGCCACTGTCTTGTCCGCCCTGATCCCCTTGTCCGCCACCCGGTCCTCCTTGAGGCTGCTGAGGAGGCTGGGGTTTCTGAAATAAATCTTTATCGCGCCACGTTGATTCAAATCGTTCAATCCATTTATCGGCATTGAGCGGACGCTGGGTCACCTGCGATAATCCCTGCGCCTGGCCAAGCATGTCTTGGAACATCACTTTGTTGAGAGCCGATCCGTCGCGTTCTTTCTGGATGACGGAACATTTCCAGAAGATGGGAATATTTTTGAGCTTCTTAATGTTGACCGTCTTATATCGAATGTTATTTCCGACATCAGCTTGGTCTTTCTCGAACTGGTGGATCCCCTGCTCTTCCTGCGACTGGAGATCGCGGTTCATGAATTCGATTACTTTTGTTCCGCTTTGGTCATTCTCCAGCTTAGCATCGAGTACCGTGAATCTTCGATAAACATCTTGAATCTTATGCGTCACCGGATCGGCTTTTTTGGCTACCGGACTCATGAAGTTGTCAATCAGATTATAAATGCGCAGATAGGTGCAATCGCGGATCGTTCGCATCCAGGCATAGACCGCCAGACCAAGCATCTTGATCGCCTGCTTCTGCATTTCGTTCATTTGGGTGGCGGTGATTTTTCCCGTCTTCCCGGGAGCGGCATCGGTTTGGCCGATGAATTCTTCGGTCTTCGAAGTGATCAGCTGATACATCTTCATCTCGGATGTGGTGACACCGTTATGATCAATGAGCGGGAAGATCTCACCCTTCTTCATTCCCTGAGTCATTGCTCCCGGCGCCCAGATATCGCGGCTGTAGATTGAACCGGTCGGAAGTCCCATCGGCGGTTCAATCGCCTGGCGCATTTTGCGAACCATAACGCGCAGCGTTTCGTTGTCCAAGGCTTGCAGTGTTTTAGAAGAAGAAATTAATGATTTTCCATATGCGAAATTACCCGCGATTCGTTTTAAAACAATCATCTTGATGTTATATCCCTCATGTTCCCACGGCAGCGGCTCGCCGGGTTCGAACATCATGACACCGTTAATTATGATCTGATATTCGTCATCGGGATAACTCATGTACGTCAGAATCTCAACTTCATCCTTCATGACTGTGCCGAAACGAAACTTGAAATTGGTTCCATAGTAATCCGATCCCGGCATGCCGGCTTTGACGAATTCCCAGTTCGGATAATCGCCGAACATCGTTAACGCTTCCCAATAACTGACCCGATCATACTTCAAGATATACGGTTGAGTATCAAAAAGATAAGCCGGAATCGAGATATCGCCCAGAAAAACCTGTAGTCCGCTGAGGACGCGCTTTTCGGGACGATGGATGTTCAAGGTATCCATCTCATATTTGGCGGCATTAGTTTTCTTGTTGCGTTTTTTCTGGCGAATCTTATGATCTACCGTGCGATCAACTTCAATCTCTTCGACAAACAATGCTCGCTGCGTCAATAATTCTTGTAAAGCCTCTATTCTCCAATCTTCATCGTGTTCAATCTCATTGGTCTGACGAACGAGATCGGCCATGTCATCGCCGAGTTCTTTAATTTCAAGATTATCTTTGTCAAACGCGGTTAATTCCGGCTGGAAGTTCATAGCTAAGAGATCATTCATCACCGCTTCCACCTTTTTCTCTTGCGTTCCGGTATTGATGCGCACTTCATCGTCATTCTTCTTTTTGCGTAGATATGAAAAACCGGCTTTGCGATTCAGTTCATAATCTTCATCGTAGGAAAGATCGTCGAATTCAGTGCGCACCGAACTACGCTGGTCGCGGGCTTTGGTGAAGCGGGAAAAATAAAAGCGTTGCGCTTCCTGCTGTTCCTTGGTCAGGGGCGGCTGATGTTTTTTATCGTTCAGTTCTTTGGATTTTTCGTAACCGTTAGATTCAGTTTTCATAAAATCTCCGTTTGATAAATAATAATCTATATAAAAACAATTTGGTTTTTTAATTTATTTTTAATTCTTTCCCTTTGTTTTTTTATGAAAATCAATTCCTTTCATAAAAAATTTTTGAGCTTTTTTTAAATCTTCTACTTCCCCGGTTAAAAACGCTTTTTTTGCATATTCTTTAGCTAATATAATATATTTATTACTTATATTATGAAGAAATGGGAAGCTGGAAATTATCTTTTTTGTTTTTTCTTCAATCTCATCCCATTGTTCTTTAGTGATATGTTGTTTCATATTGCGGCGTGTAAATCATTCATGGTAACCGGTCTAGACGTTCTCATCCCCCGTTGCGGTTCAAATATCTTATAGACTGCCAGAGCCAGACTCATCACCCGATCATCATGCGGAGCAACGCTCTCAATCTTGATCTTCCCGTTCTTTCCGAGCTTATATTGAAATCCCTGCAATTCAGTTATGAGTTCAGGATCTTTGGCGAAGCGAATCGTTTGTTGCTCGATGAGTAACGCCAGATGGTTCAGCAAATCCATCCGGCTTTGTTCGGTAAATGTAAACGGTTCAATGTTAACTCCTTCGTTTTGTAGATCTTCACACACCGGATCTCCCACTCCGGTCTTATCAATCTTAATTTTGGCATTGTTGAACTTGTATGACATCGCCTGAATGCGCGCTTTCTGAAGATTCCAGTCAATCTGATTAAATCTCAACTGTAATCCTGATTGCATGGTCGTCGCGTCAAACGGTGTCAGCACCGTCCAGTCCTGATATTTCGCCAAATCGACGCCGAGCGTATACACATGATCGGGTTGGTTAATAATATTTCCTTCAAACGTACAGTAATCAATTCCCCTGAAGAATGAGGTAGCATCATCAATGAATGAACACAAGAATTCCTGATTGAACAACGCCTCGGGCATGCTCTTCTTCGACTCGATGATCTCTTCGGACGAATGAGATTTCGTGTCATAGACATTCTTAATCGAGTAAAACCATTCCTCGGGATTCTGTTTGGCGTATTCTATTAATCTCCAAGCATGATTTCGTCCTTTGGGGGTAAAAATGAAAGTAGCTCGTCCGCTATTCTCACGCAATACCGGCTGGATGATCGTTGTCCAGATCAGCTCATCCATCTCTGCGTACTCATCGAACACCACATCAATCGGATTAATGCCGCGATGCTTGTCGATATCTTCGCAACCGACGAATCGCTGGATCGAACCGTTGGTGTAATAAATCGCCAGTTCGCTTTCATTCATCTTCTTCACGATCTGTTTCGGAACATGTTCGTGGATCAGTCCGTCCCAGATGACTTGTTTCGCCTGCTTATACGTCGGGAGAATATAATAATAAATCCCTGGCTTATTCATCAGCCGGTTGATCTGCTGGTTCAACGCCGTCTTGCTCTTCCCCGCCCGACGATTGAACACTGCTATCTTGAACCGCTTGTTCGATTCGAGCAATTCCTCCTGATACGGTCTCTCCTTGGGGCTGTAATTGTGCGGGATCTTGAGAAGTTCGCTCATAGTTGGTGGTCTGGATTACTTGGTTGAATTTGGCTTCTTTCTCTTCAATTCGTTTCTTGAGCTTGTTGTATTCTTTGATCGCTCCAAGCTTCGAACTGAAGTCGGCATGCTGATGAATAAGAAACGATAATTGCTTGTCAATCGCGACATCATTAAACCCGGTTTCTTCGAGAAGATCGTTGATTCTATTGATAATCTTCGCATTACTCAACAGTCGCGAGGCGCTCTGACAGGCGACCTGATACCAGTTCGGTTTCTTCTTGTCAATGTTATAAACTTCAACATACGTTTCAACGCCATTACCGAAAAACTCTCGGTCAGTGGCATACAATTTACAAAATCTCTCTTGTACGAGATTGAGGTTCTTATGAGTTTTCTTATCTTTTTCGGGTAACATATCTAACAATTATTTTTTTCACCTTTTCTAAAACTTCATCCAGATAATGACGGTTCGCAAAAACTACACTGTGAAAGTCCATGCCGACACCATCGGGTAAGAGAACTTTTTCTGTTTCTTGGTGACAAAATAGTTTATAAATTTCTTCTTTTTTATCACCAAAAATTTTTAAAACTTTTTCTAAAATATCTTGCTCATTTTGTTTCCATCCATTTTCTACGACATCCTTAATTTCTAAAAATTCCGGCCTTTCAGAACTAAGTGAAACTGTAATTTCATTACCAACTTCATTAAATAAACGATCAGGTATTTTAATTTCATTTCCTTCTTCATCAAAGATTCTATTTGTCATAAAATAAAAGTAAGAATACTTATCCGCGATTTTTTAACGTAGTTATCAATTCAAAAAATTCTTTTTCGGAAAGATAAAATAGTTTATTCCACCGATATTTTATTTTCGGATACCAATGTTTTATCGGAACAACAATCTTAAACTTATAAAATTTATGCAGATTATGGTAAATCGGACAAGAAGTAATATAATATCTCCACGACGGAGCTCCTCCAACGGGAATCCCATACTTCCACCATATCTCTAAATCATTCATACTTTTCGCAATATTCAACAGACTTTTTTAAACTATCAATAAAAAATTTTGTTTCCTTTAAATTTTTTCTGTCTCCTTGTTCCCAGTTTATCTCCCAACCTAAATCTTCAACTTCTAAATTTTGAATTTCTTCTTCATTGTCTATCTCTTTCCAAATAATATTACAGCGTCGACACACAAAGACTCTTCCAAATTTTCCAAATCTTTTAAAAGGAAACTTGTTTTGAAATTCTTTTAATTTCATTTCTTATCTTATTAAAAAATAAATTAATACCCCATTTTCTTGCCTTTACCCGCTTTCGCCTTCATCATGAATCCAGCGCCTTTCTTAACCGGTTTTAACTTCTTCGCGCCCATTTTAGGCATCTTAATACCCAACTGCTTACCGAGCTTGTTCATGACTCCTTTTCGTTTTGGCATTGCTTTTTTCATAAAATATTCAATTAAAATTATTAATTATTTTGACATAATTCCTTTTTTATCAGCCATTTTCATCATTCCTTTTGGCACTGGCTTTTTTATTCCTCCAACTCCAAAACGTTTATCAAGTGCATTTATTACTCCTTTACGCTTAGTGAACTTTGTGACTTTTCTCATAAATTTAAATTAAAAATTAATTCTCATTATACTCACACTTCCTCCACAACCAAAACCATTTTTAATTCTTAGTGGTTCAACCAATTCCCATCCGCACTTCTTCTCAATAAACTCTTTCATATCATCAGATTCTTCGATGGTTTCTTTGATCACTATCTTTCCTTGATTATTACAAACAAAACAATTCTCATTTGTACTTCCATTAGCATGATTTTTCATCAAAATTCCTGCTCCATTACATCTTGGACACACACCAAATTCTCGAATAGTTTTTTTCATAAAATAACTAATTTACTTTTCAAAATGGATTCTTCCTTCTCCCTTACACTGTGGACAAACGCCGTGTTTAAATGGATTCCACTCTGGTAATTCTTTTAATACTTTTTTTAAAAATGATTGATTTTTATATAAATCTACCTCTAAAGCAATTAGTTTTTTTATTTCATGTATAGCTTGAGATTTATCAACACCATAATCTTGAATATTTTTTGAAGCATGCTCTTCTTGACAGGTAGAAAAATCTTCTAAAATACTCCCCCAATCGTGCTGTAAGTTATCAACAGTTCTTTTCATAAACACAATTTTTAATGGATTAGGTTTACAATCCTAGAATTTAGGGGTTACAATGTTTATAGTCATAAAAACGTGAATGGGAGTTATTTACCCAGATAACTCGTTGTCGTCCACTCACGCGATCCATCCGGATAGGCCGGTACCTTCTCATACGCAGTCAGGGATCGACTTCGTGCGTATCAGCTCCGTGAGGATAATCAGGAGCGGGTTTAAAAAGCTAATATAAAGCAAAAAAGCCCACACCTTGAGGAAGGTATGGGCTATTGAGTATACAAACATCACTAAGTATCTCAAAAACGATTAATCTGTCCTCAAGGTGTGATGTTCTAATGGATTGTAAAACTACCCTATCCGCTAACCAGCCAGAAGCGAATCAGCGGAATCAAAGTATTGGACGTGATTACTGACCAACGGATAGAACACAAAATGTATTCGCATTTTATTTCTGGATTCATTATACACTATTCTTCGCGCTGTCAACAGTATTTATGTGGATTGTTTTGTGGATGAGTGGATGTTTTGTTTTCCAATACTTTGCCACCCTTCTCTGTTTGCAATCAAAACATTTGAAACCTTTATTAGGTGATGTTCGGTAACGAATGATGAGAGTGTTACAACCATCACAGGCTACTTGGAAAGAAGTCATAGTAATAAACTTAGGATTTAATATCGATTTCTATCCGAGGATTTTTCTTATCAATGAACTTTTCAACCGTGGCTTTACGTATTTGTTGATCATCTTTCCAAACTATACCACTCAGAGAGTCCATACTGATTTTGTGCCAGTTATCCCAATCTCTCCGTCTATTATCAGTAAAGTACAGTCTGATAGTAACCTCCAAATCACCAATAATTATTGGTTTGTGCCACTGTTCACGAGCCTGAAACTGATAAAGCGCCTTAGTTATCTTTCCGTCCCCAGTCATATACACGATCACTCGGTTATTACGACTGGCAGTGCGATAGAGATTGTTAGTCGATTGTGGTTTTCCTTCGAGAATTATCATAAAATTTACTTCTTTTGATTTTGACTCATGGAAAAAATGAGTTCGTTGATCATAAAAATTTACTTATAATTTCTCAAGAATTAACTGAAGATCGACAATAAGCTGTTCAACTTCTTCTCTTCCTCCAATTTTCCATTCATCACATGAGTGAGTTGGAGGGCGCGATCTTCCACAGCTTGTTTGTCGCCTTGGCCGTTGACAATCGTAGTATTTTCTTTAGTGGCAGTAACTTTATGAGCGCGACCGAGATCTTCAAGAGTGGCATCAGCAAGTTTCAAACCGATCTCTTCGGTAATTACTTTACCACCCGTCAAAACGGCAATGTCCTGCAGCATTTCTTTACGGCGATCACCAAAACCAGGAGCCTTAACCGCAAGTAACGGTCACCCCATCTTTCGTAATGGTTGGAGCTCCGAAACCTTTGTCGAGAACAACGTTGCGGCCTTTTGGACCGAGAGTTACTTTGACGGCATTAGCAAGCGTATTGACGCCATCGACGAGTTTCTTGCGGGCGTCATCGCTGAATAAGATCTGTTTAGGCATAATTTTTAGATGTTAGAAAATGTCATTCCGACCGAGCGAAGCGAGCGGAGGAATCCCTTAGTTTGCGTCTCGAAAAAGGGATTTCTCGACTCGGCTGTGGCCTCGCTCGAAATGACAGCGTTTTAAATGCAAAGTATTTTACTTTTCAACCACCGCCAGGATATCATCCTGAGACACAATCTTATATTCTTCCTTATCAAGCTCAACTTTATCACCACCCCAGCTCTTGAGAATCACGTGGTCCCCTACTTTTACATACATAGGAGCAAGCTTACCGTCTTCCATAAGTTTACCGGGACCAACCGCAATAATTTCACCTTCCGATTTTTCTTTTTTATCTCCTGAAAGAATGAGGCCGAAGGAGGTTACCTCATCTTCTTTTTTTTGTTTAACCAAGACATTATCTCCAAGTGGTTTGATAGTTGGCATATATAAAAATTAAAGATTAAATATCAAAATATAAAATGAATACTCTATTCTCCCTTAAAGGCTTACTATTTATCACTCAAAATCTCTGGAAGTTCTACAATTCCTTGGTATATTTTAGCTTCTCCTTTTTTATATGACATACTAAATAGATTATTAACTTATAATTTCTTCTTCTCCTCATCTTCAATTTTCCAATCAATATGTTCCAACAATGTATCCTTCATTATAATTATCTTAAATATCTTTTATTTTAACAAGAATTCTCGCTCCGTCTTTTGATCTCATACAATTATCCACTACCTTCTGAAGCTTTTCCTCTGACTTGATCAACCAATCTATATAGTCACGACGTTGTCTATCCAATTGACAATACTCTTCGTATGTTTTCGCATCCTTCATCTTCTTAAGAATATCTTTTAATTTTAATGCTTTTATTTTCATACACCCTATTATTAAATAACCTCATTCCACTCTCTAAGATGGTTAGGGAGTGGGAAAAATTACTCAACGATTTCCCAGTCTTCAGAAAGTAAACATGTTTGAGAAGCAACCCAGGGAATCAAATACCCTTCTGCTGTACTCATATATAGGTACGGTCTACCCATCTTTGAATTTTCGTCAGGAATCTGTAGCGCAATCCACATTCCTTTGCCATTCCATCCTGTACGAGCGACCTTTTTACCATTACGAAGTGCCGCTAACGCACCTCCAAAATCGTTACTAAACTGCTGTCCTGTTTCTTGGTTTTCCATATATTATATGATTAAGAATAAAACACATTAATGAATTAGTGGCGGTTTTTTTTCAGTCCGCCAACTGGACTCCTACGCTGTCGCAGTTGCCGCCTCACCACATCCGGTCAGGATTGAAACCAAGTTTCTCCACCATCGTTTTACTCGAGCGGTCATGATTGGTTCCTTTGTTAAGACGTTCCGTCAGGGCTGAGAGTCCGCCGACCGTCTCTTTCCATAAGCTCACTCGGAGTGATCTGCTCCTTGGCAGGCGGAAGGTACGTTGGATTCGTTGTCGGGGCATGGGTTAGATCTCCTTCGTGGTGGGGGTTGACAGTGAGCATGATTACTCCTCTATTTGATTTTACAATTTAAAAATGGTAGTATTGTTCTGCTCATTATGAGCCAGAATGCAGTAAAGTACTTAGAACACTTACAAAGTGCTGCCTCACCAGTAGTAATACTGGCTGAGGCTGCATTCTGCAAGTGTTTTTTTACAACAAGCTAACGGGGTAAGGAGGGATTTGAATAATATTTTCCTACTTTATAAGCCTCCGTGAGAATCTACATACTGGATTCTTTCGGGAGGCTAGCATAAAGGTCGGGTCTCTATTGTTCACGTTAACTTCGTAACATATGCTTAAACCTATTAAGCGTTATGTTCCAGCTATAAATCCTTTGGCCAAGACTATATACGTAAGACCCACAGTCACACGTACTGGCATTGTGCGCAAAGCTTCTATTCGCCGACCGAAATTCCGTCATGGAATAACGATGGGCTATAGAATGATGTAGTTTGGTAAACCCCGTTAGCTTGTTATAAATAATTCTTCAACTAAATCTCTCTAGAATTAATCTCATCAATCTTCTTTTGACATTCTTGACGAGTTTGAAAAACATTATTACACTTAAGACGAAATTCAAAGAATTCTTTTCCGTGAAAACTATTTTCTTCAGCAATTCCTAATGAATTTATAAAAAAATAATTCTCATTTTCTTCATCGGGTACCCAACGAGGAGATGATACTAATTTATAACCTAAATCATCTAATTCTTCTTGAGTGAAACATGTTATAGTTCTTCCGTTATATTCCTGTTTAGTTAAAGCTAAATATTCATTTTTTGAAACATCAATAATTATTATTGTCCAACTACTATTTCCAATTTTACTCCCCACTGGATATTTTATTTTTTGCATACTGTACAAATATTAGTTTTTAAAAACTCATTATTCTTTATCTTAGCTATCAAATCAAAAATACTTTCTACCGCTCGATTCAACTTCTCTTCATTAGGATTAACATCACCCAAAGCATACCAAAGTCGTGTACTAATCTCTATCCGTAATTTTTCTTTTTGTTTTTCAGTCATAGTTCATTAGTTAACAAGTTTAAAAATCAATACCAAAGTTATCGCCAGAAATATTTGCATCGTTATCAGTCTGAAGGCTTGCTGCTGAGTGGGAGTGACGGTCATATCAATTTAGTTTATCTTTAATTTCCTGAATTTTCCGTTCCATCCATGATGAATAAAAAGTGTTGAAGTCTGGGTTCTTACTGGTATGATCTCTCCAAAAAATAAATAAACAATTTTTTAATCGTTTCGAGGGTGATACTTCATCACGAAACTCTGGAGCATTCTCTTTGGGAATTTCTTCTTCTTTAAATGAATTAACTGAAAATACCAGCCAGCCCTGCTTATTGCTATGCTGTGTCACTGTTACAAGATCTTCAGGAGTTACTTCGTTCAGATAGAACATGAGTTTTCGTGTTCCATCAGCCATCTGACCTTTATCTATAAGGGTAGCAGGAAGTTTAATAATTTCTTTATTTTTCATACTACTTAAACATTACATACCCCCAACCCCCCAATGCTGCCAGAGAGACGATAATAAAAAGGATAGACCAAAAAGGGAGAACGTATTTTTGGAAGAGATGATCAAAGGTGGAAGGGGTCATAAAATTTATTTGAAATTATAAAATATTTTTTTCTACTTCGTGAGTTATAAATTCTTTAAAACTTTTTCCATCATTCAAAAACTTATTTACTCCTTTCACATCATCATCTGGAATATTATATTCATAACAATCGCATTCCGAAAGACCTCCATCAAGAAAAAATTTGCACATTAGCCCATGCCGAACATCACGTCCAATTTTAAGTAATTCTTTTCTAAATTGTTTTTTACTTTTTATTATTCTCATAAATTTTTATAATTTAGTAAAGTAAATATTTCACCTAATTCTTTATGCTGGGTGGACTTACAAATAACACACGTTTTCATGTATGGGTCAGCGTTGAGGATCTTTCTAATTTTCAGAGGAATCGGACTCATACTCCACAACCTTTACAATGATTAGCTTGGCATAAAACACTACAGACATGTCCTCTCCCACCTTTTCTATCTATTTCTTTATTACATATTTTACAAATTTCAATTGGGTCAATGTTATGAGGATAAATAGTATCTCCGAGAGATATAGCACAATTAGCTTTACCTATAGCTTTATCTCTTGATAGATCAACATCATACTCTTTCAAAGAACTTATAATCTTTTTCGCTGCTATAATAATCCACATTTCATCAGGTAAGAGTTCACTGTGTTTTTCGTACTCACTTCTGATTCTATTGCTGATTATATTTTCAATATAAAACCATTTATTTTGATCTTTTCCAAAATATTCTTTAAGATTTTTAATACTTGGTGGAACGTATTTCTGTTCTCCAGCGAATCTTAACTCCTCAAACTTATGATCGATTTTGTTTTTGACTTGTTCAATCCTCTCAAATACTTTGACTATATCCCCCTCATAAATCTCCTTGCTATTCTTGTCTTTGATATCGGTATATTGAGTTTTAGTATTTTCTTTTTTTTTGTTAAGAGGATCGTATAAAAAAGCACTTACATTTTCTGGTAGTCCATATTCAAAACCCAATTGATGAGTTATTTCATCTAAAGTTGCATAATACCACTTACCATCATTCAGAATTCTGAATTTAATTTCGCGCATATTTATTTTTGAATTACGAAAAGACCATACCCACATTTCATTTCTTCTTTAAGCCATCCAAAAACTAAAGTCCATTTTCCTTGAATTAAATGAAGCCCTGTAATGCGAATATCTCCTTTCGAATCGCGCAGCAGAGTCCCGGGAAATACTAAATATTTATCTTTTGAAACGTCAGATAAAAATTCCTGATGTTCTAAAAAATATTGTGCTCCAGAAAGACCGACATTCCCTTTGCGTCTAGTAGCTCTGCGAAGCATCTCTTTTGTGGCAATAGATTTTTCTCCTTTTTCTAAAATACTCTCAAATTTAAAATTATTTTTATGAAAATAATAAAAGGGAGCATCTTTAATTATTTTCCATCCTTCTGGAATTTGATAAAATTTTTTTGGAATCTTTTTGCCGTTAAATTTTTTAAGGCAATAATCTTCATAAATTTCTTGAGATATTTCAACTTTAATTTTTCGCATATGAACACAATTATTATTCACTGGATTGAGTAAAAAAATTTATTTCTTAGCTTTTAAAGTTTCTTTGACCGATTCGAATCCGTGATCAATTCTTGCTTCGTGTTTACGGTTATTCACACCTGTGGATAAGTTTTCTTTAAAACCACTATATATATTCTTTTCATTCTTATCATTATTGACATTATTGTATGTGGCATTTTGTTGTTCATTTGATGTTATTTTGCTGTTATTCTGTTGTCCATCACCTTGGTATAAATTCCACCCTTTAATCTTAACTATGCTGAATTTATTGGTGGATTTGATGTCCAAATTTCCAAATTCACTCAGTTTAGCTAGACAATTTCTGACTGTCGATGCACTCATTTTAAGTTCTTCTGCGGCAGAAAAACGCCCGTAGACGAACTCACCTGGATTGAGGGTTACTTTCTGAAAGCCAAGCACGATTTGCTGTTTCCGATGACTGGCTTTTAAAAGCGTCCACATCCAAACTTTCAATATCTTTTCATTGTCAAAGGTGGGACTATCCAAGAGTTTACGGTGGACTTTGATCCATCCTTCGCTCATAGGAATAGGGGATTAGGAGAAGTATTTATAGTTTGATAAGCACTGAAACCATTAAATACAACTCTATCTTTCAAAATAAAACTTAAACTCTTTTATTTTTCTCACTCGTTTAAATCCAAAATAAAAGTTAATTTCATCAATATGTTTATTGAGTTTTTCAATAACCTTTATTCTGAATTGTTCTAAATTTCTTGGCCCTTTAGCATTATTACAAGGGAAACAACAGGCACGTAAATTTTCTTCTTTTCCTCCACCACCTTGTGATTTAGGATTAATATGATCAAAACAAATTATTTTAGTATCTTTAGTTAGGATAGTTCCACAATATTGGCATTTATAACTATCTCTTTTAAGAACTCTAGATTTTATTGTATTACCTTCCCAGAATTTTGAATTTAGAAAACCCATATAATATGAATTAAGTTTTACGATAGTATCGTAGTACTGAAGTTCTGAACTCGTCCTGTCGGGGTGGGGGAACGGTACGATTTTATCGTATTGTTTACGATCATTATGCGAGAGACTATGAGCCAGTGAAGGAGGGGGCACTGACCGATTAACATGATGAAAGATGGGCGTAAGTGGTTTTAGTGGGATAGAAGAGAGTCGAACTCTTGCTGAGACCTCCACAAAGTCTCGTGCTGACCCTTACACTACTATCCCCATGATAACTATCTTAGTGTAGAGAGTAAGGACTCATGCCTCGATCCCTACAAGAGGGGATATACCCAACTCCCTAGGCATGTATATTGGGGTTGGTCTTAACCTTACAATTTCTCTACACTTAAATAACTATCTGATTCCTCCCCACCGTACTTCATGTAGTTGTCCTAAACTTGCAAGGATGGGATAACTGTATGCCATGGAAATACCAATGGGGGAGAGCAGAGAACTATTCGGCTTTTGGTTCTTCTTTTGGTTGGTTATTTTTACCTTCATTTTCGATTCTCGAAATCACTTCCCAATCTCCTGATCTTATCTTATTAATCTTTTCCTGAACTTGTTTGAGATTTTCTTTTTTCTTATTTAATTCTGCTTCATTTTTTTTGATGTCTACTAATATCCCGTTCATCTTGCTAAACTGGTTTAAAAGTAATTTTGACACTTCATCACGACGCTGCACAATGAAATTTCGAGAAACTTCCGAAACCAAAATAGAAAGGTCTATTTCTTTTTGAATATCCTCTTTTTGAAAGATTGGATCTTCCATAAATATATGGTTAAAAATAAACTATTTCTTTTTACTCGTTTTCTTTACCGGCTTTTTATTCATCTGTTTGGGATGTTTTTTCTTTTGCATAGTAGATTTATTAGACGCCTTAAGTGGCGAAGTTTCATTTTCCATAAAAATTACTAGATTATTATCAATATTCTGTATAGCTTTAATTTGCCATCCGGTTTTTCCAGAAAGATTTAAATTATTCTCTACCTCTAAAATTTTCATCTCAATTTCAAAAATTTTATCATTAGTTTTTTTTGTTACATCTTCAAAAGCATTTTTTGAAATTAAAAATATTTTATATTCAAATTTTTTCATATAATAAATTATTATTTAGCCACGACTGCCGTCCAGGCAAGGAGTGAAGGAGGGGGCACTCTCACCTGAAGGGCATGCGTGGCTGGTCGTACAGCTCGCGACTGCACCACCAGTTATGAAATTACGCGATTATTCCTGCTCCAGCTCCTGCTCCAGCTCCAGCTCCTGTTCCCGCTCCCGCTCCTGTTCCCGCTCCCGCTCCTGTTCCCGCTCCCGCTCCTGTTCCCGCTCCCGCTCCAGCTCCTGTTCCCGCTCCCGCTCCTGTTCCCGCTCCCGCTCCAGCTCCTGCTCCCGCTCCCGCTCCCGCTCCTGCTCCTGTTCCCGCTCCCGCTCCCGCTCCCGCTCCTGCTCCAGCTCCAGCTCCAGCTCCTGCTCCAGCTATTTTCGTAACCAACTCTTAAAAATGTTTGGTTAACTAACATATTATTTTTGTTTATCAAATAAAGGATGACTCCAATCAAATATATCAACAATACTTCCGACAGCTACACGATACAAGCCTTTCACGGGTTCAATTTCATTGGCCTCACCAGTCTTAAGGAAATCGGAGAAACGTCCTGTATCTGGAATCCATGAAGCATTTGAAAAAACTAAGAAGTTTCCTTTAATGTCATCCAATTTTCCAACAACATAATGAGTTACGGTACGAATAAAATATTTTTCTCCGATTTGAACAGGTAATTCTTGTTCGGATGAATTTTCTTTCTTCATCAACAAAGTGATAAGTTCTAAAAGCGTGTCTTTTTGCATATTTTTTAGTTAAAATAAATAATTACGCAATTGGTTCTAAGATGTGATCTTCATGTTGTTTTTCTTCTTGAATATTCTTCTGGATTATTTCGTTATAGTGTTCCATATATAGACAAATGAAAGGTACTTCTTTACAATTGTCAGTAGAACATTCTAATTTTTCTTCCATATAATTTATTTAAACGGCACTTCAATTTGCGCCTTAAGCTTATCTTTGGCGGCTTGCAAGTGCGGGTTTAGTAATTTTTTTTATTCTTTTTTCGGAGGTTCGACTACGACTTCACCACCGAATGATTTGGCACCTTCTTCGATTGTTTGGGCTTCTTCTTGTTTGAATTTTATTCGTTCCTCGAGAAGAGTGATAACTTCATCAGCCTGCTTCTGAGACAGTTCGTACATACCGACTTTTTTTTTGGTAATGATGAAGCGGTTAACTTCCTCGAACTCGGCTTCCAATTGCTTGATCAGTCCGAGTAATCGGTCAACTTGTTCTCGATTAATTAATTCTTTGGGAGGTTCTACAGGAGCATCGATCACTTCAGCTTCCTTGGATTCGGGCGGGGGATCAGCCTGAGCCATCTCTTCGTTCGTGTAGAGGCCGCTCAGATCGTTCGGAAAGGCCTTCCTGAGAGCCAGTGACTCGGCACACTTGCCAAGCATGAGGAAGGGCATCTTCTTCCACACGAATCCGCTTGGTTGATTATATTCATTCCAGCGCGCGGAAGCGGTGAAGGAGACCTTCTGACCGCCAACGAGGCGATAGACCGTAACAGATGCCTTATTGGGGTGAATTCCTTTATCGTCGTCGTAGATGGCATCATCTATGCCGGCCAGTGTTCCGGTACGCTCTGCGATCGCCCTGTAGCCATCTATGCCCGTCTGGATGGTCATCTGACCGCCACGCTTAACGAAGTGGATTTGTTTGGCCATCGGATCCAGTCCCACACGAGTAGCAGTGTAGATGAAGAGCTTCAACTCATCGTCGGTAGCATCCTTGGCGATCGTGCTCTTGATCAGATCGATCTGCTCGGCTGATAATTGATTCTTAATGTTCTGCGATAAGGCAGCAGAAGTTTTAGGAGCCATATTATTTATGTTGACAATCCATACATTTGACGGATTCTTCAAAATTACAGAATTTGTAAACCGCAAAGTTAATTTTGTGACCTGTTCCACAACCGAGACAAACTAAGCCATACATGTAGAGGTCTTTCATCATTGAATATTTATTTTCAGGATGGAAATCTTCGACATCACTGAGTTTTCCGTAGGTTCTTTCGGCCTTCTGAATGGCGAGGCGATTGAACTGTCGACGCTGATATTCCACGCCAGTATTTTGGTTTAGACGATTTTCTAATTCAGAAATTATTCTTTGTCGTTCATCCTCCATAGTAGGCTGATCAAACTCACCTTGTTCGATGAGTAATTCTTTAGTCATTGACATATATTAATTAAACGTGGTATTATGGGTGAATTAAGTGTGGTAACTTAGTTGCTAGACTCCTTTGACCTGTAAGTTAAGAGGGGTCTTTTTTGTTTTTATGAGATTATGAGCGACGGCTTTGATGATAAAGAGAAAACTGGTCGTGATACTGAGTGCTTTCAGGCGACGGTTCTCTTTCCATCCGGTGGAGTATTTGATCATATATTAGTATTATGTAGTAGGGGATGTGCCCTTTTGGTATTCGACCTTTGAGAAATAAAAAACCTTGAATACTTTCTGTATCCAAGGTTATGGTTCTGCAATTGTTACTCAGGCACTAGGGTTATTATACTCAGTCTCTGAAAGAAAATTTTTTAGGACTTTTGTAAGTCCTGATCCCCCGATAAACCACCTTGGATACATTTGATTGTTAAAGTGCTTTTTTCTTAGCTTTAGCCCATCTTGCTTTAGCTGCCTTAGAGCCAATTTTAGAACGTTGTTCTGGTGAAACATCTATCCATCTTTTTCTACCCAGAGCAACAGCTGCTGGATTTTTTTTCTTTTTCATATTTGTTTTGATCATGATTATATTATATGCCTGCGCTTGCATTACGTCAAGTGGACTTATCCACAGATGAGCTAGGGTAGGGGAGTAGTGCTATTTTTTATTAAATTATTGTAATGATCTACACAAAGAACTGCGAAGACTGAACCCTCACAATCATCTTTTACAGTACATTTAAACTGTGGTTTTCCAATAGGTTCAAATTCTGATATAAAACTCTCAATATCATTTATTTCAAATTTAGGCATTGCTAATCTTGCTCCGGCAAGAAATGCCTTATAAACCATATCTCTAGCTTGTTCTTTAGTATATAAATCTGGTGATAATATTTTTTTAGTAATTTCAGCATCCATAAAATTTATTTTATAATAAAAAAGGTCTATGGCAATGCGGTTGTAGACCCTTTCAAATAAATGAATGGGAAACACACAAACCACATTACCACAAACCTTTTACATATTATTAGGTTATAATGTTTTTTGTGTGTGCTTGCATTGCCGCTCTTGAGAGCATTAAAAGTATACCATATCTTTTAAAACTTTAAAAATAGAAACAGGGGATAAGTACTATTCACACATCTATATCTTGACAAATAATTACTGATAGAGTAGTATGATCCGTTATCTTTAACGTTACTTTATGCCTATCAGAACAACGAATAATTATACCAAGGTAGTGAGCCAGCAGGAACCATGGTGGGATAAATACGAAAGTAATGCCGACAAAGCCCGTAAAGATTTTACTATTTCTGAGGAAGATTTAAAATTTCTAAAACAATTTGGCGCGATTAATATTAGTATTGCCGGTATGTATGCCATGAATAAACTGTGGAAAAGATAAATTCAATCAAATAATTGAAAATACAACGTTTTTCACACGTTGTATTTTTTTATCTAATTTAAGCCATTTTTAAGGTTAATATGAGTGTAAGCAATATTATACTCAGTTCTTCGTAAGAGTCTTGACAAAGTCAAAAACACTTCCCTACTTGGTTTTTGTGGTATACTTATATAATTACTTTTAAATATTAATTATGTTGCGAGAGTTTAAATTTAGGGCTTGGGATAAAACTAATAATGGAATGTTGTATGAAGGTTTTGGAATATTGTCTATTGGTCTTATATTCGGACATACTAATCTTGAAAAAATTGTCGATTATAAAAACCTTGAAATCATGCAATTCACCGGCTTCCTCGACAAGAATGGTAAGGATATTTATGAGGGGGATATTGTAAAAAGTAAAGATCGTTATTTATATAGTGGAGGATATGAAATTTACGTAGTTGAGTGGCAAGAAAAAGTAAAAAATCATAACGATTATCCAAATGAAATTTCAGGTTATTTAATTGGTAGGGATGCAGAAATTATCGGAAATATTTACGAAAATCCAGAACTTCTAACTACTTAATAATTATTTAATATTTTAAATAGAACACACCGCCTTGTCCAAGGGCGGTGTTATTGTTAGATATCAGTCATAGCAATGAGCAAACCGCTCGTTTTTTTGTTACCGTCTATAGTTATTCCCGACGGTATGGCTGAGATATCTGTTGACTTAGTGGCAGCAGTACCTTTTCTGGGTACATTGTTGACGTAACCTCCAAAGATTATCCCGTTCCCGTTAGAACCACATCCTTCAAAAAAGATGTGGGTTACAGAAACGGGATCAAAGTCTCTGACAATACTCATTTGGAGTACTATAGCAGGAACAATTGACGAGTAGTTGTTTGATCCCGCGGGAGCGTTTTCTTTGAGCAGGTAAGCCGTACAGGTGTTCAGTAAGGTGCTGTAAAATTGCAGGCTGTAGGGGTTACGGGATTTGAAGACCAAACCTTTGTAATTTCCCTGATTTTTGAAACCATCGGGAAAACCGCACCATGAACCATAGGGCGGATTGGCGGGATTGTCAGGGTCATCCGGATATTGGGAACACGGATCGCCCAGCTTGGTTGGCACGGTTATTCCTCCGTCAGTTTTTTGTCCTCCTCCATCTAAGTTCAAACACACCTGAGCGGGCATCTCTCGGTTATAACAGAGGGACAAAGCGACGTCACACTGATAACCGCACTGGCTGTCGTCAGTGCAGGATTCGCACAGACGATATTCCCGGGTAGAAGGGTAAGAGTCGAAACAGCCGTTAAGCATTACAACTTCTAAAAGAAAATAAAACAGTCTGGTATTCATGGTTGTCCTCCTTTTGGGTTTGCTAGCTGAGTACCTTTAGACAATCTTCTTCATACTTCCCCCACTCTATTCCTAATTCTTTAGCCACTAGTCGTTCTATAATTGACGCAAAGACATGGGGTTGATGATAAGGAGCAGTAGCTTGATCTCCCGGCTCTTCATCATTATCTGGCTTTCGATTTCTTTCAAATTCAATATCGAATTTGTTTACTTCTTCCTCAGTAATTCCTTGTTTTTTACAGATATACCATTCGCAAATTTCATGAAGATAGACCAAAAATTGATAATCTTCGTTATTAAGATCAGCCACAACGACTTCCCCGTTTTCTTTCCAATCACCGAGAGTCTTATAACGCATTTGAGATAGGGGTAGGACTTGAAACATATTTAAGAGCTATGTTCTTCTAAAAATATTTCGACTCGTTTACCAATATCCTGACGATACTTCATGCCACTGATATAGATATTTTCTTTGACATATTCACGAAGGTTGTGACGAACATCGTGGAGATTTTCACCGTCTTTTCCGGTAATAGTCAACAGATATCCGTTTTTGGTGACCACTTTATAGCACAACTCCCCTGTTTTCTCGTCTTCTTTGCGTTCGAAGTTGAATAAATGGATATGTTTTTTCTGTTCTTTGGAAAAATCATTGACCGGGCTGCCATTCTTGAGAATCCAGAGTTTTTCGCCTATACTGGTTGCCTCGTCTTCAAGGTCGACTTCAATGGGATACGGTCGGGCGGTAACGACCAGTACCTGTCCCCAACCTTGATAGATATCGATCGGGGTATCTAATCCTTTGGCGGTTGCTTCAATTAATTCACCAGGATCGCTTAGTAATCCTTCCATCATCGCATAACTGGTCGCCGGTATCCCCCATCGCTGGGTTGGTTCGAGGGCAACAATACCTTCATCGGTGACGATGCAATTGATATCGAACACTCCCCTGAAGTTCATCTTCTGGAGACGATTAATAATCTCCGGTTTGAGCAGTATTTCTTTGAACAGTTCATTGTCTTCATCGACTCCGAGGAAGGTCGTGCCGGTTTCTCCGGTTGTTTGTCCGAGTCCGCCATCGCATTCTTTCTTCTCTTCGAAATTCAGATAGCCGACGACTTTACCTTCTTTATTTTTTAAATAATTATGGCCGTTGAAGAATGCCGAGGCGGCAACTTCTAGTCCTTCGACTACTTCCATGAGATCGCAATCGAAATCACCATATTGCTGAGTATTCCAACCTTTTTTAAGCTCTTCAAGATGGAAAATCATATCTTCTCCGCCTTCGAACTTGCCAATATGATTGAGTGCTTTGGGGGCCTCCCCGTTTTGTTTCAGGATTAATCTTTTTCCATTATTTTTAGCATACCAGTCTTCGGCGAAGGCTATGCATTCATCAATATCTTTAAAGTTTTGAGAAAAGGGTTGATAAAATCCAGCTTCTTGGAACCATTCTTGATTCATTTGCCGTTCATTCTCCAGATCATCCCCTTCTTGAGTGCCACCACAAACCGCTTCACCTTTTTCGCGCAGCCAATCCTGCATGTCGCCGTGATCGCACCCGTCGAAGACCCAGATGTATCCCTTACTCAAATACCGATACCATTGTTTCTCTTTCTGAATCATGCCGTTGCCTACTTTTTCGTAGTCTTTATCGGGTATGTATACCACTACTTCATAGCCTTCATCATGAACAGCCAAAGCCAGGTCAATTATTTCTCCGTAGACGCTAAAAAAGAAGAATTTTCGTTCGCTGGAATAGATAATTTCAGTTTTTTTTTCTGGAATTGGAAGGGTAAAAATCCCTTTCTTCTCCATGATTTTTTGTTTTACCTCTTCTTTAGTAGGCATAAGATATTTGACAAAGTGGATAAGAGTATAGTATGGTAATAAGTATCTTCTATATTGAAGATCACTTAACGGAATTTAACAAAATCTGCCATTGGAATCCCTTCACAATGCGGGTTTTGAATACTGAACACGTTTCAGTCAAAATCCGTTAAGTGAAGGGATTTTTTATATATTATTCCAGGGAACGGTGGCAGGAATCGGATGAACGGTGAGAGCGCCTTTGATGTCGATGGCCTGAATATTAACATGAACCATCGGAGTTTCAACGAAAATTTTCGATCCGGGTTCTGTTTCATCATATTCAACTCGTTTGACTTGATACGTCCATATATTTGGCGCCGGATCATACGAAGCCGAAACTATAATTCCTTGAAATATAGAAAAATCATCCGGATCAACGAACCAGACGAATGTTCCGATAATGTAATCGGGGGCGGAGATAGCGGGCATATGGTAAGAGTTAATAATTTACTTTTAATTCATTTCGTATGAAAAAACTTATCGTAGGTTTTGTGGGGGTTTTAAGTCTGGTGGTAAGTATGGGGACTATTGTTCCAACAGCACAGGCACGAAGTTATCAGTTTACTTATCCGACTGCTAAATGTAAGGATGGGACATATAGTTATAGTATGCATCGTCGGGGTACGTGTTCGGGGCATCATGGGGTGAGACAGTGGTTGAATCAGTAAAAAAACAATAATTTAATACTCAACAGTGTTCCTAAAATCAGGACTAGTAGAGAAAAAACTCTATAGAGTAGATTTATTCGATAATTACGATGCACACGCTCAGGAGCGTTAGGTAGCGGGTATCCCATATTGACAAAGGTTTTGAACGGCAGTATAATATTTTTATATACTGATTTCATAATCGAAGTCATATTGATACCCTCGCTGGAACCGGGGGTTTTCATATTTTAGATTAAAAAATTAGGGGGGAGAAAGTACTTGATAATATGTTTTTTGTTCAAACTATTTTGGAAATATTCGGATTTATTTTGATACCATTTTTACTTTTAGCAATAGTAGGTTCTATCACAGAACATTATTCCTACAAAAATTATAAGAAAAATCAACAAAAATTATCTCAATAGTTATTGATTGATTTCTTTATTAATTTGTCTAGTTGCAAATTTCGTAACTGGTTGAAAAGCTGGTTTTAATCTTCCAGCCACTCTTGCAGCAGTTCCAACTAATCTAGGAGATGATAAACCTAAAGGAATAAGACCAGCTGGATGTGCTGCGGCGGTCCCCATTAATGCCTGTCCGGCAACTTCAATACCACCTAACAATTTACCTGCTATCCCCCGTGGCAACCAATCAGTCATTGCAACACCGGCAATCTCATTTAAAAGATCACTGCCGGTTTTTTGTCCTAACTCATCAATAATTCTTTGTCGTTCCTGACTATTAGGTTTAAAAACATTCAAAATTTTGTTAATCTTGGTTTGATCTTTTACCTTATCACTTCCTAATTCCTTTTTAATTTCATCAAGAAAATCACTAGCTTGAGCGTAACCAGAGTTCATTTCTCCAATTTCGGGAACCTTTTCGTTAATATGACTTACCAAATCAGTTCTTACTTTTCCAACTATAGCATTATATCTTCCACCCTCCATGTGTGATTTATATGAATCAATTATTTGACGAAGGTCGTTTAATCCAGTAGGAGTAACATCATCCCAAGTATTAACTCGATCCACCATTTCTTTAATTTTATTAGTTTGATCTTTGGTAAGAGGAGATTTTTTAAAATCATACTCCCCTTCCGGCGTTTTATTAATTTTAAAATCAGATAAAGTTTTATCTATTGTTTGTTTCACCCCATCAAGAGAAAGATCAGATTTAACAAAATTACCACTTTGGTCTTGAATAAACACCTGTCCATTTTTAGTTAATACCTTATCCTCCACTCCTTTTAATGCAGCTTCATACTGATCACCACGAGTTTTCTTTAATTTACCAATAGCAACTTTTACCTTATTCAATAATTTGTTTGCTCCTTCTTCCCCATGGTATTCTTTAACAGCAGTAGCCACAGCTTCGGGATTTTCAAAGGCACGCTGGATAGCTTCGCGAGGTACGCCGCTAAATATACTCGCTACATTTTTGAAAGCTCGCGCCGCTCCTTCGGTTACTGCTGGCAACCCCGCTCCCAATGCCGCTCCCACAGCTGCTCCTTTGGCGGTTTCTCCGATCGTTTCTCCAAATCCTTTCTCTTTTTGTAAGGCTCCCGAAGCCCCAAATAATCCACCATAAGCAGCACCTGACTTTGCTGCCGGAGCAAGACCTTTTACAAATTGAGGAATTTTTGATCCAACTTTTTCAGCAATTCCGCCAAGAGCTTCACCAGCACGGGCAACTCCGGGAATTGCTTTTGTCAAACCCGAAATTGCCTCTCCCGCTCTTGCTACTCCCGGGATTGCTTTTAAAGCCCCTCCTCCCATAAAAGGAAGGGTTTCCCCCGCCACCCCAAGCACAGTTCCCGCTGCTTTCTCTGGAGTACCAAGTAATTCATTGGCCTCAGAAGTAAATCGTCGTTGTGATGGCTTTCCTGTTGCTAACTCATAAGCACTTTCTGCTCCTGCGCCAATAACACTGCCTGCTGCCTTGGCAGTCGTTCCAAATAAAGCGTTTGCTGCTCTACCAACAGTCGCGTTTGCTAAATTAGCCATCTTTTCTAATCCTCCACCTCTTTGTAAAAATGTTGGTTGAGGTTTTGGAGGACCAAAATCAACCTGATCTTTATATACCGGATGTTTATCAACAATCTTTTGAGCTAATTGATCATCAGGAATATCTTTGTATTGGGGATATTTAGCTTTAATTTTTGCGCTGAAATCTTGTACTGAAAGTGCCATATGAACTAGATTAAAATAGACCTAATGGATCATCGCCCGTTCCTCCTCCAGAACTATCCGTACTTCCTAAATCTCCTCCTTCACTTGTTTTACTCTCTAATTGATCTTGAATGCTCTTTATTTGATCTTTAGAACCTTGAATTACGATATCACCTTGAGCTTGCAGTTGTTGTTGAATTTTCTTGAGATCAGTAATGCTAATATTACCGCTTAAAATTCTTTCGGCATCGGCTCGTGTTGCTTCTGAAGTAGAACCCCCACGACTGAATACCTGAGAATATTCATTGGCAACTTCTTGCAGAGAAGCATCGAAAGCTCTCTGATCTCCACCAGAAAGATTTCTCTTAAAGTCATTAACCCATTTATTAGCAATGGCACTTTGGGAAGTGTTAATACCAGATTTATCAAAAGTTTTAAGAAGCTGTTTAAAAGCATTATCAGCATTCTTAACTGAACGCTCAGTTGAATTGGCATATTTAGTCTGTTCAGAAAGTGCTGCCCCAAGAGCTTTATTGTTATATTTCGTAGCCTGTGATCCTGGCTGATCGCTAAATAATAACGCCGCACGATTAGTGACCGCCGCTCTCACTGCCTGGGCAGCTTTACTGGTACCAAGTCCTTGCATTTGTCCAGTTTCATGAAAATTTTTAGCTAACAAATCAATTGCATTAGCATTATATCCACCGACATCTTTTCCCGGAGGAAAGTGTGGAGGTAAAGGTGAGTCAGTCAAAGGCTTGCCTGATAACACACTTAATCCTCCGACTCCTCCTGATTTTCCAGCAGCAATTAATCCTAGTGGATCATTAATTCCGGGCTGTTGTTGACCACCTGCTCCGCCTATTGTACTAATTCCACCAGTTCCACCAGTTCCTCCCCTACTCCTTCCTCCCGCAGCACCTCCCCCACCTTTGCCTAATGGGGTAAACTGACCAGTCGCCGGATTAAAATATCCTGCCGGATTATATTTCGTCGCGGCATGATATTGAAGTTTAGTAGTTCCTCCTCCCGCACCTGTGCCGGCAACACCCGCCTGTTTATTCGCCAGCGCTTCTTTCTGGCGATCAACGGCGTTCATCTGAAGCAGAGAGTCATATCGTTCATTAACGCCCGCTTTCAGAGTGTTGAAATCAACTCCTTGTTCCTGGGAAATTTGTTGTAACTGTTCATCTGTCGGTTTATTAATATTACCTTCCGCATCAATATCAACTGCGCCGGTAGCAATATTTTGTGCTTGAACCTGACCCTGAGCAAGGTATTGTTGCTGAACAGTTTGAAGTTGTTTCAGCACATTAATTTTATCCTGCGCCATCTGGTTAGCTCGTTCATTATGTTGCTGCGCTTGAGCGAATAAATCTTGGGCAATTTGCAAATTCTGAGATTTACCGGTGCGAATGGCTTCCTGAGCGGCTGCTTTAGCGGCCTGAATCGACTGAGTTTTAGCGGATTGAAGCTGAGAAATATTAGCATCATAAGCACTGCGCACTTCTTCAAGTCTGCCGCCAGCTCCAAAAAAATCTCCTCCTTGAGTTTTGCTTATTGCTGCCTGACCGGCAAGTTGGGAGTTCATAAGCCCTCCCGCTTGTCCAGCTGATACCAATGAAGTTCCTTCACCCTGACTTTTTTCTTCATTAGCTTTTGAAATTAAAGGATCAAACGCCGCTCCCGCCGCCTGCGCCTGCTGATCAATCTGTTGTTGCTCTTGCGGAGTATATGAACCAAGCATGGAACGAGCCTGATCAATCAGACCTTGATTATTTTTATATTCATCAGTTTGTTCATACGGCGTGGCGTTTTGTAACTGTCCGAACAAATCGGTGGTTGCCTTGGTTATCTGGTCATTCAAATTCGTATAAGCATTAATATTACCAAGCGCATTAGTCCCTTGTGCTTTAGTCTGAGATTCCTGATCACGCAGATTGCTGCTTCCGCCGACAATATTAGTCGGTGAAGTAACCGTTGGTGTGAACGGTTGCGGAGCTTGCGTCGGAGTTTGTACCGGAGATGCTGGTGAAGAAGCGGGAAATGGAGTCTGGGAAGGGTTTGCCGGCGTTCCGCCAAAACCATTTCCCGCGGCAGCGTTAGAATAGAGTGGACGACCCCAGATATCTTTACCTATTTCCGGTCCTCCGGTATTAGCTTGAGCAGGAGGAATGGCGGACGAGGGAGAAGGAGCGGAAGTCTGGACGGGCTTAAACGGTGTTTGTTTTTTTTGTCGCGGGTCCTGGAGATTAATAGCCATATAAATAGATTATTGAAACTTACGGAATAATGAACGACGCATACCTTGTTCCACCATCGCATAATGGAAAGCAAACAAAATTATTTCCCATGCCTGATTCTCACCGTCGGAAGCGAATTCAATTTGCGCGGTATAGAAGGGAACATACCTGAAATTTTTATTCAAATATATCCGAAACGGTTTCTTGCCACTTTGGTCGGCATTGCTGCCGAACCGTTCCGTACCGAACATATTAAATCCGAAAACATTATATGATGCTTGATTGAAAATGAATCCAGTTTCAGTGCCAAGAATCGTGGTCACATACTTTTGGGTGAATCCGTTATTATCAAGCAGAAGTGATACGGTTAATTGAGTATTCGGCGCGATGAAACCGTACAAAAAAACATTATCAATCACTTTTTCAAGAAACGGATTATCAAAATCGATTTCTTTGCTACGCCAGTTAGCTTTCACTGGGAAAATATAATCGAGCGGGGTGGAATTTACTTGAAAAACATTGTTGGAAACAGCGTCAGCGAAGTATAGCTGATCGCCATTGCCGTCTCCGGCATCATAAATCGTCCAGTCTGCTACGTTCCAGCCGACAATCGGACTGTCCCACGCTTTGGTGTTAAGGTTATAAACAAAAACCACATCATTCACACTCGATTGCGAAGAAGATTTTGCTGCCAGAAATATCCGGTTGTTAAAAACTACACCAGCCGAAGTATCAAAAACGGCGTTCTCAATTGTGAATTTTATGTTATACGAAATTGGGATATTCTGTGGGTAATCAACCTGCTCAACACGCGTCAAATACATAATTTGCTTGTCAGGCGTGACAAATACAATTCCGTTTCCGCCCGCGAATGTTGAACGTTTATTGACCGCTCCGACGGTCTGCGACTTGTCATCAAAAGTTTTAAGCGGTTGTAAGCTATAAATCGAATCAGTCAACGTTGCTCGATAAATAATCGAACGTTTAAAAATATAAATAGAATTTTCTTCGGTAGTCATGCGCACTACTCCGCCTCCGCCTTCGGCCAGGTTAAAAATACCAGGGGAAGCGGCGGTATTTGATGCTACGAGAGCAGCGCCGGTATAGAGGGTGGCATCCCCATATTTTGAGAAATAAATTTGTTGAAATTTGGGAACGCCCGCTTCATTAATTCCGGCAATGAATAATCGGTTATCAACATTCAGGTAAATATTACCTTTCGGATTCATGGGAAATTCTTCAATAGCCTGTGCGACACCGCTCCCGAGCGGTACCGGTCCGACGATAGGAGTCGAAATGGTAAAAGAAGTCGGAGTCAGAGCGATATAAGTGTAGGTTACGCCATTGATGACAATCTTAGCGGGAGGGGTAACAAAATCAGCTGTGCTGACAACAGGGATAACTGTCTCACCACCAACGAGAGCGATGGTAAGCGTGGTATGCGAACCGTTCCAACGGCTGAAATTATCGACCGCGTTGCCGAAATAGGTATACGAACTCTGGTCAGTGTTAATATTGTAATCGCTGAAACCAAAATCCGATGACTTATATCCTGACTGCAACACTGTCCATGTTTGGTTGCCGCTTTCGAAATATTTTAAAACTCCGCCTGACGCTTGCATCATGATATTTTCTCCGGCACGTTTGCGGAAGGTATGAATCGATGTTGTCGGATTTACTCCGGTATCAAGAGTACTTTTGGTGGGAAATATATCAGTGCCAAATTGGCGTACTGAAATACGGTCTCCTTCATTGACCGTCGAATTCTGTCCCTGAGAATTGGCGCCGATATCAACTTTCGTCGGATCAAGGTTGGTATTGAATCCGGTGAATTTGCTGATCGGAAACCATTGATAATTAACGGGCATACTTATACATCGCGATTAAAATCCGTTAAGAATTTATATTTCATGGTCGTTACCTTAGGACGCATACTCGGATAACGCATAAACATTTTTTCCCACGCTTCCTGACGTTCTTGGGCAATTAGTTGCACAATTTTATTGTTTTCAAGATCGTTCGCAGTTGTGAGCATTGCATCGAACATCACGACATCAGCCCATTGCTTATCCCCTACCAATTGACTATCAATCGCATAATTGCCATTATCATCCATGAAAAATTCCTGATTGGCGATTGAAGAAGTGATGGTTTGTACATCGAATCGGGAATAGTACCAATAATCAATTAACTGCCATTGTCGAAGCCACGATGTATCAATGTTATACAGTCCGCTTGGGGCGTTAATGAGATTCACGGCGTAATACGCGAAAGAATTCGGATTAATGGTGCCGACGGTTGAAGCGGTATTGAGATCAAACGCCAGAAGATTCCTTTGATTGGCCCGGAAGGCCTGTCCGCTGAATTGGGTCGTTACATTCGTAAATAAATAATTAGTATTATTATTACCGAAACGGAGTTGTACTGAAGTTGGAACTGAACTGAATAAAACTTTAATGAAGAAAAATTTTCTCTGGTATAATGTATCGGAAATAGTCAATCCGGTCGCCGCCAAATTTTTTTCGACTAACGCAGTATTCAACGCCTGAGTAACGGTAAAACGAATGCTGGCATTATTGGGTTCGGTAGAATTATCATCCTGATCAAACATGACAAAATCAACAAGAATATTACTGGCATCACCGGAAGCGGTGAACCCCGCAGTACTTTCCGCCGTATCAACTAAAACAGCAGGCGGGATAATATAATCATTGATTCCGTTCAGACGAACGCCCAGATAGCGTGTGCCATTGTCCCAGATATCAGTCAGAAGATTTCTGATTTCATCGTAATTTTCGAAGAATTGTTGAAGAGAAGTTTCTTTGAAACGTAAACGATCCTCATATACCTGGCCGCGTGTATCAAGATACGCCACCTCATCATGATCGGACGCAGTGGGGTATACTAGTACACCATCAAATACTCGCAATGATCCGCGCTGCATCGTCCAGGGAAGCTGAAAATCACGACGAATATCACGGATTGCTTCATCGATATCATGAACTTTGAATTGTTCTTCGACAGTCGATAATGCCTGATATCGATTCATGCGATTCAGCAATGTTGAAAGAGGAGTTCCCATAAAATTAATTACTCATTTGAATTTCGAATTCAAATCCGGTATCGCCCGCTGTCGCGGCACCAGCGGGGTTTCCGTCGCCTCCCGTGCCGCTATGTGTCCCCGGAGTTCCCGGAGCGCCGGCGCTTCCTCCGGCGACGCTAAAAGTAATTGTCGCTGATTTATTTTTATACACCGCTACGATAAGCCCGCCACCGCCGCCAGACCCTCCCGCTCCCGGACCGCCGCCGCCGGCATTACCGGCAGTGGCATTTCCGCCATTTCCGCCATTTCCGCCATTTCCGCCGATCGATTCTAAAAGATTACCCCCGCCGGAGAGTACGATATTTTTAGCAAACAGAACAATTCCTCCCCCATCTGATCCTGATCCCCCTCCTCCTCCGCCGCTCCCGGCAGTATCACCACCGCCAGGTTCTCCTCCCGGAGATCCCCCTCCTCCGCCGCCAGGCTGACCATTGGGAACAATGGAATACCATGTTCCAGCCGTAAACATTCCCATACTTCTTGCCAGAGATGGGTCAGTAATTCGTGTTTTAAGTTGATTGGTTATTGATCCTCCGGTTCCCGTACCGCCATTTCCGACGATAATTATTCCCGCATTTCCTCCCTTACCACCAGTACCGCCATTAGATCCGGCAACTCCCAAACCGGCGGGAATAGTAGTTCCGTTAGCATTACCTCCGGGAATATTATTACCTCCGTTCATTCGAGTTCCTCCCATACCTCCGGTTACTCCGGCATTGCCGCCAAATAAGGTATTGGTAATCAAGGCTGCCCCCGCGCTTCCTCCGGTTCCGGCAGTCACGGTTACCGAATTAGTTCCATTCCCGCCGTTATTTCCATTGCGAGCAATTTTACCGTTGCCTTGCTGGGTAAGAGTTCCTTTAACGAAAACATAATAGCCATTTGGATCAAGAATTGATCCGTTTGGAATCGTTAGATTGTTATAAAAAGTATCTCGAGTAAGCACTGTTGTCCCGGCACCCAAAGTAACATTTCCGTCGCTTGCGTCTCCATAAATTTGATTATAATTAATCCAGCTCATCCCTATTTCACCTGTCGAACTGGCAATCGGAATAGCATTCGGCGAAGCCGTTGTTGAAGCCGAAGCCGGATTTTGAACAACGAGTGTGCTGGTGTTAAGAGTGGCAAGACTATTGGCTATTCCTCCAAAACCGGCATCAAGCGTGCTCGACGGCCCGAGCACCGGAAAGAATCCTTGAAATGTTGAGGTAGGCGTGGAAGTCGTTCGAGCAAGACCCGCCGGCATCGCGTAAAAATATGTTCCGTCATTGTCGATTCCGTTAATAGTTTCAAGCGTGGTCGCTTTTTTAACGATGCCGGGATTGGCATGAGTTGCCGGAGTAACCCCCGCAAAAGAAGTTCGCGCCAGTTGTCCAAAGGTAACTAAGTCGGTGTTAGTAAGCGTATTAATATCAATCGTCAAAGTCGGACGATTAACATTATCTCCTAAAAAAGTTTTTTTACCGCCAATGCTTTGATTGTCTTCCAGATTAACGAACTGGTTATACACGTAATGCACGTTCGACATGATTACCACGCCGCCAGCGTTATGAGCGAAAGCATTCGTCGGAACCGTTACGACTGATTTGCCGTAGAACGCTAACCCGCGAATACACCCGCTGAATTGCGGCAAAGGAGTGCTTGTAACCGCAGTACACTCCACTACTTCTTCTTTCGATCCGCCGGTTTCAATATCCAAAAATACTTCGTTTCCCAAATCACTCATGGCAATCGGATGACCGTCAAAGGTAGTCACCGAAGATACGGGGATGGTCGTCTGATTTGAAGTCATCGAACTGCGCAGCGTAGTTTGGTACCGAGTGATAACCGAAAACCCATCGGTTCGAAAAGGAACAAGTAGCAGAGTGAGAATCGAAATTAAGGATAAAAATTTTAAATATTTTTTCATACTAATTAAGAAATAATGGTAGGATTTGAAAATTGCTTATAAATCGCATAAGCATTTTTAATAACGAGTTCATAGGTCGTAATACTCACCGAAAATACTTTGACGATGAATGCGACCGATTGCTCACTTACCAGATGAGACTGTGTCACTATCGTTCCGGCCATGATGAGTAAGAATAATCCTCCCAAGATAATTCCCTCTGTCAGGGTCTTACCGAATTTAACGGATATTTTTTTGAATAATTCCATGGCGCAGGAAACTAAAATACCGAGTACTATTTCCATATGATTAAGATTTATGAATTAATTCTTGGCTGAGCGGTCGGCTCCATTCGGGTACCTGATTTATTTTTACGTTGGCATAATCGCCGTAAAACATCTTGAAAACATTGCCGTCAGCGAATCCGACCATCATGTCCTGATCGGGATCATAGAGGGCGATTCCTGCTTGACCAATTTTTTGTTCCAGATACGGAACACTTAATTCGGTAGTCATATCAGCTTTCGGATTGACGTAACCGCCATATCCGTTGTTAGGATTAAAATTAGGTGGACGATACCCAAAATGTAGGTGTGGAGCATCGGTGAATCCGGTATCTCCAGTGATCCCGATTTTCTGTCCGATGAATACGGAATGATTTTTCTCAACACACAGCTCGTTCAGATGTCCGTAGATAGTTTGCGAACCGTCGGCATGATGCAACTTTACGAATTTACCGTAAGATTGTTTTCCGTCATCCCCTGTCTCGACCATCCCTGAAGCGGCGGCATAGACCGGGCGGTTGCCTTCCGGAGAATCTTCCCACATCGTACGGAAATCAATCCCATTATGGCCGAGCAAAGGAGCATACACCTGCGGACGTTCGCCGAAATTTTGAGTGATCTTAATAATATCAAGCGGATAACGAAGCATATTAAGCGGCGGTATCTGGTTTTACGGCAGATGAATTAGTCAGCGACAGATCGGGTGAAGCATTGCTCGTAACCGGTTCAGGAGCGGGATGCTCAGGCTTGTCGCAGTAATCAGTCAGGGCGACCCATTTTTTGTGGGGCGGAAAATTTCGCGGAAAAAATTTATCTCCCGCGGCGCAGGCCAGACAATCGGCGGCGCAAATCTGATCTTCAGTCTCTGGTTTGACGATTAATTCTTCGGACATATGATTATTCTTTAGCGTTAGTAATTAAAATTGAATTATTGATGATTGAAATGGCGGACGGACTCTTGATTACTTTATTTATTTTTTCAACGCTGTTCATCACGACCGCAAAAACAGTGATCAATGACAACACCATCAGTACTCCCAAAAAAATCAGAATTATTTTATATTTTAATTTTTCATCCATATTATTTTTATTAATTTCCCGATAAAATCAGGCACCTGATTGGCCGCCGCAATGGCAGCAATAACCCCGAGCACCACTTTGAACGCCGTGTCTTTGATCCGGCGATAGCGATCCACCGCAATTTTATGCTCGTCCTCTTCGGAATCCCGAATCGTCAAAAGATAGTTGTCGTGATCTTCTACTTTCGTTTCGAGTGCCGTAACCCGGCCGTTGGTTTTCAGGGTTTGTTCTTTGGTGATTTTAAGGTCGACCTTCATTTCCGAAAGTTCCTGACGGATATAATCGAATTGGATTTCGAGAACTTCGTTGGAGGGAGGCATACAATTAAATAGTTATAACCGTACTTCCATGACCGTGATTGAAGCGTGTTCCGCATTCGGAGCTGCTACTGGACGACACTGAGCGGTGCTGCCGGAGGTATCCCATTGCAACTTGAAGGTATGGCTGCCCGCCGCGAGTCCGGTTACCAACCGACAAAATGCCCCGCCCTGAGCGGCAGCCGATAACGCCGGTAGCGCCTGAGTACACCCGGAATCCACAGCCCCATCAACTACCAGAACAATGGTATTATTCGCACCGAGAGTTGCATTGTTAGAGGTGGCGAAAGAGGCATTAACTAAGACCTTGCTTCCGGTAATAGTCGTAATCGTTACTGTCGCTCCCGTAAGATCAACCAGTGTGGCAGATGTTGTCGTCTGATTAGCGGTTACTCGTCCCGCGGCAGTCTGAAGCACCACGTCTTGATGGACATGATCAGTACGCGCCAGAGCGGTTGAAACTCCGGCGGAATTAGTCGTGCCCGTCGATACGGGAGTTCCGTATACGAAAGTGTTGGAAAGGCCATCGATAGTTTTATTGGTGAGAGTCTGGGTAGCATCAACACTGACCAGATTTCCCGTTCCGGTCGGAAAAGCATGCTGCGAAGCCGAAGCCGTCCCTGCCGAAGGGCCAATCCAAGCGCCATCCTGTTGCACAGCGGCTTTTTGAATTCCCGCATTCTCAAGCGATAAAAGCTGAGCCGTTCCCGTAAGGGTGGTAACATTATTAATTTCCATCGCCTGAGCGGCCGCTCCGTCAACTACATTCGATTCCAAAGACAACATGGCCGTTCCGGATTGAATATTTTGAACTCCCAAATTAATTAACCGTGCGGCTGTAGATCCAAACGAAATGCTGTTATCAATTGCCGGCAGAAGATTAACCGCCCAAAAAGCCGAAGTATCGGTCAGAGAAAATCTGATAACGTTATTGGTGGTTATTTCTGCTACTCCTCCCGCACCTGGCACGTTGATGTTAATGGTTCCACCGCTGGTTGCCGCGTTTAATTTTGGGGTGGTCAGTGAATTGGTCGCTACCAGATCCCCCGTTGCCGAATTAGTTCCGCCGCGGGCAATCGGAAGAATGCCGGTCGTAACATTGCCGGCATTAAGGTTGGTAAGATTGGTTCCGTCAGTCGAACTTCCCGCTAAGGTCAACCGCCCATCAGCCCCAACCGTGAACGTCGGAAGACTTCCCGCGGTAGGATAAGCTCCAGCGGTAACGGCGGTATTAGGAATAGACGCGGCCGGAAGATTGTCAATCGTAATCGCTCCCCCGCTCACGACCGCTACCTGATTATTAGTCAGTCCGGTGGAGACATCTTGACCGAACCCGCCGAGGGTTTTCGGAATTATGGGTAAATTACCAACTGGAATAATAGGCAATTGAGTTGTCGGAACTTTTCCCGTTGCATCCAATGATGCCGCGCCGTTCGGAACTCCGAGTGGGATATACGTCA